ATACTTTTTATAAACATCATACATTTTATTAGCTGCTGATGAATAATTTACAGTAAACCATTGTGCTTCTTTCATAATGAATTGGTCAGCTGCGGATTCATCTACTGCTGTTAAACTACCTTCCAATAAAACTGCATGTTCTGCTGGTAGGAAATCTATTTGTCCACTCCATCCACTTGCTATAAGTGGTTTACCTGTCAAAGTAAACTCAGCCATTGGTCTACCATATCCCTCACCTTTAGCAAATGAAATCATTGCTTTAACTTTTGGATGATGGTATAAATTACTCATATCACTTTCTTCCATATCACCATGTATCAAATATACAGATGGAGATTTATCACCAAATGATTTTAATACTTCATCAATCTTTCTACGAGTTTCCTCTCTATCAATTACACTAAATCCAGCATGAGATGTTTTTAATAAAAGAGCAGGTTGTTTATCTTTTGGTAGGTATTGAAACACTGTTGCAAATGTTTTAATTACCATTCCAATATCTTTTCTATCTTGTCCCAATGAACCTTTCAACCAATGTCCAACAGTTAGGAAACAAAAATCTTCTTTTACGTTTTCTAAAACATCTTTACCATTTCCATTAGAAAATATTTCAGTATCAACACCTTCAAATAGAACTTCGATTGGTCTTTGTATTTTAAACTCACCCACAATCTGTCCAGTTGTTTGGTCCTTTTGTTGATATACAGTTCCGCCTAAATTTTGTTTTGTAAAATTAGATGGTACTAAAATTAAATCCATTTTGTTAGAACCATCTATAAAATCTTTTGGTGCAATTGTAGTTTCAACTCCAGCAGTAATACCAATATTGTAATGTCCCTTTGGTTCAAATTCATTTGCTACTGAAATTTGCATGAATACATCAGGCTTTTCTCCAATCTCTCCAATAACTCTTTCTAACATCCAACGGCCAAATTCATCTTGGTCACTAACTTGGTTTTGTGGTGTGTTACCCCAACGAAGTGGAATAATTTTTATATCGTACTTATCCATTTTACGAAGTGATTTCATCAAATCTCTACAATGGTCACCATATCCACTTCTAGTAAAAATAGGTCCTTGAAATACTAATGTTGGTTTGCTCATATACTATAACTTATTTAACTTTAAATACCTCAAATCTTTGGCGAGGTTTCCAATTTTCAAATGTAGATTCAATTCCATCCACTAATGTTTGACACATATTTGTATGTGATAAACCAGCTTCATTAATAAAGAATTCTCTACCAATTAAAGCATTTGCTTTTCTTTCTTCTTTAGGTGTGTTGTACATTTTTTCGATTGCATCCGCAACATCATGTAAATCAACTCTATCATCCCAAATATAAGGAGTTGGAACTGAACCTGCTAATGCCAATGCTCTACTCCAAACAGGAATAGCCCAAGGACCAGGTTTTGCTTTTTCTTCCCACTTTCTCCACTCATGCAGAGAACCAATTTTTATATAATCATCTGCAACTAATACATTACCCTCAACTTTAAATCCACATTGGTCTTGCAATCCGCCTGTTACGTTTACGATGATTGGAGTTCCTGCCATTACCGATTCTGCAGTTGCTAATCCAAATCCTTCGTTGTTAGCGATGTTAATTGTTGCATCTACCATATTGTAGATAAGATTTAACTCTTGTTGAGGTCTTCTCTTTTCCGAAAATTTAATATTAACATCAGGTGCAATTGCTTCAATAACTGCCGGTAAATCCGTACCATTATCATCCACAGGTTGAGTGTGCATTAATAACAAACACTTATCTGCTTTTTCTTTACCAATTCTATCACAAAATAATTTATATGCATAGATTACATCAGATGGTTGCTTTCTTCTAATATTGCGATTTGACCAATAAAGAATGAAATCATATTTTTTATCACCAACAACATCTTTGTAAAATTCATCAGATACATCAGCTGGTTTGTATATATCAGTATTAATACCATGTGGTACATAACTTACTTGCCAATCTGCTTTTGGTTTCCAAGTTGGTTTATCAACTCTAGCACCAATTCTTTTAATAATACCATAAGTTTGGCGAGAGATACAACCAATCCAATCACAACTTTCATAGAAGTTACGATTATACATTGGGTCTGGCAAATCATCCCAAATTGCGTAGAATAAAAGAGGAACATTTTGTCTGATTTCATGCTCTATATCATACAACCATGTCCAATAGCGAGGGTCAGTAAAGTGTAGGATAGCATCAGGTCTTTCTGAATTAATCAGCTGACGTATTAAATCAGCATTACCATAACCATTCCAAGGTAAAATTTTTACATTTGCATCTTGTATTCCATAGTTTTGTCTGATGTCTTCACTAACATCTAAAATCTTTCCAGCTTCTGGATGGTTGATTGCAGCTCCTACTTGAAACCAATCGTATTTGTGTACTGTCCCTAATACTAATTCTTTGGACATTGTAGCGATACCACTCGCCATTCTTAAATCATCTGAAAGTAACAATATTTTTTTCTTTGCCATAACTAATTTTAAAATTGTGAACCTGAAATTTGAAGTTTTGCGTATTCATTCATTTCTTTTCTGAATTCCTCATCATTAACATATCTTTCGACTGTTCTATTGACTAATTTTTGTAAAGTAACATCCGAATTAAATGATACTTTTTTAAACGATGAATATACATCTTTCAAGATTTTCACAGTTGTTAATTTTGTGTTTTCTTGATTCATTGTAATATCTATTTTATATATTTGTATATATAAGTATATTACAACAAGAAAAAAGAATAAGTTTTTAAAAACTTTTTTTATTTATCAGCCTTACCATCACAGTGTTTTCCTAAAAATTCACACCATTTACAATTCTTTTTGTTTTGACCCGGTACTTTAGGAAATTTAATATCTTTGTAAGTACCATCATCATTAAAGACCGTATTGATGAATTCCATAAATTCATCATGTGCTTTTGTAACAGATGGTGCACCATTCGATGGGGCGTGTTTTGATATATAAGGAACTGGAAATGCCGAATCTTCGGGCAACTTCCTTCTCATAATCTGATATTCAACTCTAATCTTTTGTAAAGGAATGTTAAATAATTCAGAATAGTATTTTTTATACAAAAGGATTTGTGCGTTTTTAAACTTATCCGCCTTCTGATATTGATTCCAACCCTGTGTTGATGTTTTAAGGTCAATAATTATAATTGAATTCTCAGCCATATCTCTAAGAACAATATCTATGAATCCAATAAAGTGAACACCTTCTTTAATTTTAGCGTTCAATGGAATCTCAATACCAACTAATTCAAATCCTGATTTAGAATAGAACTTGTTAAGATTCTTTTTTAACCACTCCAATATTCTTCTACCATCACCATAAAATTCTTCTAATTCAATTTGGGTACAAGGTGCACCTTCACTAAGAGCTTCTCTTTCTTTCGTAAAGTTTTCTTTCATCCTATCCAATAATAACTTATCCAAATCAATCTCATCAGCTTGCTTTTTGGATACACCATACATTACTGAAAGGTAGTGTTGGATAGTTTCATGCATTGAACTACCAAATATAGTGTGAATGTTACCAGAACTTTCACCTAATTTATCTATATAATTTAATTTATATTGTTGCGGGCAGCTACTCCACATTGAGTACTGCGAAAATGATACTTTTGCCATAATGTAAAGATACGAAAATTATCCGATATTACCAATTAAATTTTCAACTTTAATTTAGTAATTTGCTTAGGGTCAGTGCCATAAGCTTCCGCAATTTCTTTGATATGAGTTTTACCTGCGGTTGTTTGGTAAAGTATATGAACATAATCTTCAGCCTCTAACTTAGATACTTCATAGTATTTAGCTATTAACTCAATTACCCAACCTTCGTACTTATCTGCCGAAGCTGGTTTCATATATTTTAAAAATGCTCTTGTCTTTGGTATTAATCCAATCAACGCAAGATACATTGCTTTTGGTGGAGCCTCCTGAATGTAAGGTGATATATCTGCTATCAATTCAATCCAATCCGGCTTCATAGAAAGAAAACGGAGTATCATATAGTTACTCCATGTTTTTTTATCACTTTCATCAAGCTTATCCCAATACTTTGGGTCTTTATCTTGTGTTATTGCGTTAATATGGTCAAATAAAGTTTTAGCCATTTGTATCTAAATCTATTTTTGGTTGAGATGACATTTTATCTTTTGCTTCCAATGCTCTTAATTCAAGCGGTTTAAGTGGTTCAAATTCTTCACCACAACTTCCACATATAACTAAATCAAAAGGTATAACCATATCCTGTGCTCCACCAAATGATAACTTTGATAATCTTCTTACTTTAACAGTTGGTATGAATTTATCATATCCACATTCACACACCATTGGTACTGATTGTGATATATCAACTTTTGGATTTGTTCCTCCGGGCATTTGTGGTAGTTCACCTTGTCCAATAATGTTTGCCATATTATATTACGTTTAAAATTTGTATTAGTGTTGATGCTGCTATAATTTCTTTATCAATTGCTACCGCAGATTTAGCAATACTATCACCTAAGATAAGAATTACACCGGATGTATTATCAGCTGCATATTCATCTACTTTATCATAAAGAAGTGTGTACAATTCTGAAAATTCTGATGCTCTACTATCAATGATAGCCTGTCTTAGTTTCATATATTTATTTCTCTTATCATCATTTGATTTAAGAATATCCAATACTTTTAACTTATAATCATTTTCTAATAGATTTTGTACATCTACTTTCAACTTACCTTTATGAGAATTCAATTGGCAAGTGTTGATTACTTTACGAATATCAGGGTAACTAGCATCAATGATTGGAACTAAATCTTTTACATCAAACTCAACACCTTCAGCTTTCAAAATTTTACTCATTTGAATAGCCACATCTTTTTTAGTTGGTGGGATAATTTGGAAAGATT